CAAGGAAGTCTCCATCCAAAAATGTAGATATCTCCTCGATCTCGCGGCCTGACTGCTCCTTGATAGGAGTGAGCCCTGCCAGGAAATCATCCAAGTCAGCCTCGGCATTCTTGTGCATAGCAGATCTATCCCTAAGCTTCTTGGAGATCTCGACGAGTAGATCATGTAGATCATACTCGACGGGCTCCCCAGTCTGCACCGAGAAGAAGTCATGCTTGTACACCTTCCAGACATACCAAGGGTAAACATCGCATGGTGAACGAAGAGTCAATTTACCATCACGATAGAACTGAGCTCTCCGGGCAACCTCCTTCTGCAACTTCTCATAGTCAAGCTCGCCTGGCACCCCTCCCTCCTTAAGGTAGTCCGGATGGACCTCCAATCGAAGAGGGTAGTCAATGCGACGCTCCACCGCTGAATCAGAATAAAGGATGGTACCAACCTGGTCCTTCATCTTGTCAACATTGGTGGTTGCGACCATAAGCTTAGATCGGAAGAAGGTTTTACCCTTGCTCTCGACATCAGCCATGGCCAGAGGAAAACTCCAACAGCCCTTAGCACGAATGAGTGTCATGTACTCACTCTCCTCCTGCCCTTGGTAGGGCTTCTCCTGTCCAAAGTCATCAAGACCAAGAGCCAACTGTCCGGCATAAGAGTTCCAGTATTTACTGGTCCCCTTTTGCCATAAGTTGGCCTTGGCATCCTTGGCTTCGCACAGGCCAGACATAACTAGTGCACTAGTCGCAAAACGGGTCAAAATCGATGTCTTACCAACACCAGCGCCTCCGTAAAGGAAGACGCTGACGGGCTCAACACGGAAATTGTTCCTTGCAGACAGTGCGCCAGTGTGGGGTGACAAGAGACGCTTTGCCTTCGCAAAAGCCTCACAGATGAACTTCTCCATTGGTGTGTGTCGGAATGCATCCCTATAGGCTGCACCTTGCACACAACAATCGACCAGCTCGTCTAGAGCTTTCTGATCGGGATCAGACTGATTGGTGACTGAGGCAAGCTCAAGCTCATCAATCTTCCTGATCCACACATCAACAGGGTCTCGCAACTTCTCCATTCTCTTTGCGAGATTGGGGTGGAAGCGCTTGGCAAAGAACTCAACCACTTGCATAACTCCCTTCTTCATGAATTCCAGGAATCCTTCGAGGCCAGTCACGGCACGTGGTAGGTTCGCAAGCTTTCGGAGCAAGTCATCGACAACATCTGCCGATGTCTTGCCACGCAGAAACACAAACGAAGCAGTGGAGCAGAGAATATGGGACATAAAGTTCATATTACTCTGTTCCTCTGCAGGGGTGAAGAACGTGTGAAGTTTAGTCCACAGGTCCTTCGGAAGGATTGCTCGGGCCACTCCAATGATTGCCAAACCAGCAACCGCTGAAGTGACTCCGAAACGCCTATATATGTAGTATAGGAGCAACGAAACGGGAACAGCCCAGAGCATGAATCCAAGAGTTTGCTTCAATGTAGCAACCATGGACTCAATGCCCTTATGTATCAAGGAAATAAGGTCAACTCCAGCGTCAATCGCCGGACTGGCCTTACTGGTGAGAGTTTCTAAGTTCTCAACCAGCTTCTCGACACGCTTCACATTGTCACTGCCCATGAGTAACCTACCCATGGCTTGCTCAGTGACACCTGCAAAGTAAGCAGTCCTGGAGTCCTTCTCAGACCTCCGGTCCTGCAACTGCCTATCACGACTGCGACGCATCGCAGGGGTCTCACGACTTTTGGAAAAATTCCTCCTGTCATGATCTCTCTGCAAGCGCCGGAACTTATGATCGATGGTAGACTGCTCACGCGCTTCACAAAGGTTCGCGCGTTTTGCAGCCGGGATAACATTGACATAGTCCCAAAGTATCAACAGAGTTGCGAAGTAAGTTCGCACCTCTGTATAATACCTGCAGTCACGGTCCAAGTGCTCACTCAACTGTGGTCTCCCACCATTGAGGTAGCACTTACCGTAATTTCCAGACATAGTGATCAAGCCGAGGGCCAGCATGCGGTCCAACTTCTTGACATCCAAG